ATGGCTACATACGGCGGTCAGTTTACGCTTACTCTTTGGGCTGATGCTGATGGTCTGTGCCTGTTCACCAAACGCCTGGAGGAAGGCCAGTTTATCTGGCCTGCGGTACGTGACGGCAAGGTATCCATTACCCGCTCGCAACTGGCAATGCTCCTCGATAAGCTGGACTGGCGTCAGCCAAAAACATCCAGCCGTAACTCACTGACAATGTTGTAAAAAACTCCTGACCGCATTATAAAAACGGTCATGAGTCAGAAATACCTCATTCGCATCGCAGAGCTGGAAAGGTTGCTCTCTGAGCAGGCTGAAGCCCTCCGTCAGAAAGACCAGCAACTGAGTCTGGTTGAAGAGACGGAAGCCTTCCTGCGCTCTGCACTGACACGTGCCGAAGAAAAGATCGAAGAAGATGAACGGGAAATAGAACATCTGCGGGCTCAGATAGAAAAACTGCGCCGGATGCTGTTCGGTACCCGTTCTGAAAAACTGCGTCGTAATGCACGGCTCAGTTCGGCACCCTGTCGGGCAAAGATTTCACTCTGACGATACAGTGGCAGGTGTTCGCAGTATTTTCCCGTTAACACGCGGGCAAGTAATCCGGAGCCCGCGATGCCGCGCTCTATCGGGCGGGACGGCGCTGGCGCTTCAACTATACAGTCACATTTTGTACAGGCTTTTTTTACCCGAACAGTGCGGATCACTTTCAGGGCGCTACTCACCAGTTCCAGCTGCTCAGCACTGACTTCACCCAGATAATCCAGCTCACTGCCACACTCCGGGCAACACACCGGGCAGAAAAAAGGCAAAAACAGGACGCATCTGGACGTATGTCCGGGATGACCGGAATGCGGGCTCATCAGAGCCACCGGCGGTCTGGTTCGCCTACTCACCAGACAGGCAGGGAAAACATCCGGTACAACACCTTCGTCCCTTCCGGGGTATCCTGCAGGCGGATGCATTCAGCGGTTACGATCGGCTGTTCAGTGCCATGCTGACCCATCCGCGCTACGGCATGGGGAAACGTCTTGGTGCGGCGGATGTGGACAAATGGGCGCTGTATGTCATCGGCCAGCATTGCGATCAGTCGGTGCCGGACGGTTTTGGCGGCACGGAGCCGCGCATCACCTGTAATGCCTGGCTGACCACACAGCGCAAGGCGTGGGATGTGCTCAGTGATTTCTGCTCTGCGATGCGCTGTATGCCGGTATGGAACGGGCAGACGCTGACGTTCGTGCAGGACCGGCTTCAGCGCCCTGAAGGACCGCCATAATGCCGTTGAGGTGAACTGGATTGACCCGAATAACGGCTGGGAGACGGCGACAGAGCTTGTGGAGGACACGCAGGCCATTGCCCGTTACGGTCGTAACGTCACGAAGATGGATGCTTTTGGCTGTACCAGCCGGGGGCAGGCACACCGCGCCGGGCTGTGGCTGATTAAAACAGAACTGCTGGAAACGCAGACCGTGGACTTCAGCGTGGGTGCCGAAGGGCTTCGCCATGTACCGGGCGATGTCATTGAAATCTGCGATGATGACTATGCCGGTATCCGCACCGGCGGGCGCGTGCTGGCGGTAAACAGCCAGACCCGGACGCTGACGCTCGACCGTGAAATCACGCTGCCATCTTCCGGCACCACGCTGATAAGCCTGGTTGACGGGCAGGGGAGTCCGGTCAGCGTGGAGGTTCAGTCCGTCACCGACGGCGTGAAGGTGAAAGTGAGCCGAATGGTTCAGCGCGTATGCGATGGCGGGTGTGGCTTACAGCCGTGTGTCGACTTTCTCCGGGGATTATCTCCGCGTAACTGACAACAAGGGGAAAACGCACGATGTGCTGACCGGAAGTGATGACGGTCGCCACAGCAACACGTCTCTGGCGTGGGGGGCTGGCGTGCAGTTTAACCCGACCGAATCCGTGACCATTGACCTTGCTTATGAAGGTTCCGGTAGTGGCGACTGGCGAACGGATGCATTTATTGTTGGTATCGGATACCGTTTCTGACAACAGACGCCGATTTATCTTCTGTAAATATTGTTATGATACGCAGGTTCATCCACCTTATGGGGTGAACTGCGTTTGAGGAAACGTAAAGTTACACTGTCCTGAAGCCCGTGGCGTCACTGCTGCGGGCTTTTTTATTGGTGGAAAAGTATGACAGTAAAAATTTCTGGCGTGCTTAAAGATGGCCTGATACCGGCACGGTCGGCAAGGTAATGCAACCGGTTACCCTCCTGCACCAGACGGGCGCCGAAACAGGGCGTCACTGTGCAGGGTAGTCCCCACCAGGGATGGTCGTCATTGTCATCGGGATGCGTTGTCCCGGAAAGTGTGTCTGACACGATAAAATCCTCACAGAAAATCGGTGAATGATAGTTTAACGATGACGGGTCAGCCGGCGCGCAGACCGGCTTCGGTGAATGGGTAAAGGCAGCAGTAAGGGGCATACCCCGCGCGAAGCGAAGGACAACCTGAAGTCCACGCAGCTGCTGAGTGTGATCGATGCCATCAGCGAAGGGCCGGTTGAAGGTCCGGTGGATGGATTAAAAAGCGTGCTGCTGAACAGTACGCCGGTGCTGGACACGGTCCTGCACGAACGTCAGCGTCTGCCCGTTCCATACCGGCATACAGCGCATCGCCGAGCAGAAATCACTGAGCACATCCCACGCCTTGCGCTGTGTGGTCAGGTACGCATTACAGGTAATGCGCGGCTCCGTGCCGCCAAAGCCGTCCGGCACCGACTGGTCGCAGTACTGGCCGATGACATACAGCGCCCATTTATCCACATCCGCCGCACCAAGACGTTTCCCCATGCCGTAGCGCGGATGGGTCAGCATCGACATAGCCCCACTGTTCGTCCATTTCCGCGCAGACGATGACGTCACTGCCCGGCTGTATGCGCGAGGTTACCGACTGCGGCCTGAGTTTTTTAAGTGACGTAAAATCGTGTTGAGGCCAACGCCCATAATGCGGGCTGTTGCCCGGCATCCAACGCCATTCATGGCCATATCAATGATTTTCTGGTGCGTACCGGGATGGCGACGCTGGGGCGTCTTATGAGCCTGCTGTCACCCTTTGACGTGGTGATATGGATGACGGATGGCTGGCCGCTGTATGAATCCCGCCTGAAGGGAAAGCTGCACGTAATCAGCAAGCGATATACGCAGCGAATTGAGCGGCATAACCTGAATCTGTCGCGCCAGCGCTGGCTGTTTTACGCGTATGACAGTCTCCGGAAGACGGTTGTTGCGCACGTATTCGGTGAACGCACTATGGCGACGCTGGGGCGTCTTATGAGCCTGCTGTCACCCTTTGACGTGGTGATATGCCACGCCGCATCCGCACTGGTGCGGCCTGACCCTGCTGGCCATCGATGGTGTGTTCTGGCGCACACCGGATACACCAGAGAACGATGCAGCCTTCCCCCGCCAGACACATGCCGGGAACCCGGCGCTCTACCTGCAGGTCAAAATGGTCTGCCAGATGGAACTGACCAGCCATCTGCTGACGGCTGCAGCCTTCGGCACGATGAAGAACAGCGAAAATGAGCTTGCTGAGCAACTTATAGAACAAACCGGCGATAACACTCCAGGCGATTCACAATCTGGTGAAGAGGTTCTTTACGCTCAAGCGCCATGCCAACAATACACCAGACCATCATTTCGAGGGGAAGACGGCGCTTGCGTAGCGTTACAGTACCTGATTCGGCAAGGCAACGAGAGATGTGTTCGGGGTCGAGGTAATCCCCCAGAGAAGTCAGTGGGTTACGCAGAGAATCGTAACGGGATACCAATCTGAGTGCACTGCCACACAAGTGGCAGGTGTAGTGAGCATAAGGTGCGGCCTGTGCAGTACGGGCGCCCGTCAGACGTCCGTTGCCATCAAGAGCGATAAAGGATTTTGCGTACATAGTCATATTCCTCAGCCGCCAGACGACACGCAGGCAACAGCCGTCCCGGTACGGGCAGCGTGGTCAGGGTGTGAATGGCGGTTCAGTTAAAATCTGGACTGGAGTTTGGGTAAAGCAGGCTGGTTGCTGTTACAGCACTGTGGTTGTCACACAATGGAACACTGACGTAAAAAACAGTCAGTGGGCGAGTGGATACATCGTTGCCGCCAGACAACAACCCATACTTTTGGTTTGCCGGGTATTGGCGCGCCAGTCGTGCTCAACTCCGGCTACAGCCAAAATTGCGCTCACCGGTGCAGTGAGCTTTGGTATGTTCCTTCGCCAGATAGTCAGCACGTTCCAGCACCTGCTGAAAGCCAGTGTCATCATCGCGTTCCAGCCACACCGCCGGCCAGGCCGGAAAATGCACCAGCGTGGCATGGCACCCGACATCCACTCCCAGGGCACTGCACCACGCCTGTTTAATCATCCCGGCCAGTGATCCCGTATTATGAGTAATTGCGTTACCACAGTCCCTGCACTTCTTTTTGCGTATCACGATAGCTCCCTCGCCACGCCTTATCCGTAACCGGTTTTTTACATTAAAAAAAACAACGCCGGGAATTCAATCGTCAGTCCGGAGACGACCGTTCGGGTTATCACAGAGTGCCTGAGACAGTGTCCTGCCGGAGGTCACTTCAGGGACTCTGCGTATTTTTTACGACGTGGCTATTCCGTATGAACCATACGGAGATTTAACCATGACCTACAAATACAACCCCTTCTCCGGCAGTGAAGAAAGAGCCCACGATGGCTGCCGCCCCCAGCACAATCTGCAGTCCACCCTTTCCGGCCCCGGCCAGTCGCGGCACAATATGGATGACCGTTCCCTCACCCAGCTGTTCGTGAAGACGGGCGTACACCGCCTCCGGTGCCGTGTCATAACCGGCAATACGTATCTGGTACCAGCCTTCGTTCATCTGACGGCGAAAGCCCGGCACCTGTAACGACAGCGCCCGGATGGCTTCCGCTGCCGTGTTCACATACAGGCTGAGGCGGCGGCCAAATCGTTGTAAATCCCCGTGAAGGCAGATGCGTGCCAGTGGCGGTGACGCCAGACAGAATGCGTTCGTCGTTGCCATTTTTCGGAATACCTCTCCCGTTTACTCAGTTGTTCAGGCAGATGGTGAAGCAGCTCACCGTTGCCGCAGTAAATGGCGGCATGGTTCGGTACCGAAGCACCAAAGCAGCACAGCAGAATATCGCCCGCCTGTGCAGAGGACAGGGGCACCCGGTAAAAGCCGGTGACCGCCATATTGTCCAGGTAAAGGTTCTGACCGTTGCGCCACCAGTCATCCTCGCGATGAAAATCCGGCATTTCAGTCCCCGCCAGATGATAAGCATCCCGGAACAGCGTGTAACAGTCCGTCACCCCGTGCTCAAAGCGCCGTCCTGTCAGATGTGGCACACAGCGGAATTTGTGAATGTCACCCCGGCAGACCAGCCACCAGGGCAGTGCGCTTTTTATCTGCAGCCGCCGGTCAGCCTCGCTCAGCCAGGGCAGCCCACCGGGATGACTGTGGACCAGTGCCACAATCTCCCCCTGCATCTCTGCCCGCAGCCAGTCTTCCGGTGCGATACGAAAATACGCCTCCGGCTCTGCAGAAATATTCACACAAGGGATATACCACTCCCCCTCCGGCGTGCTTATCACGAAGCCGCACGACTCCGCAGGCGCACACCGCCGGGCATGCGCCAGAATCGCTGATTCAGTCTGTGTCATAAACCGGGATTTACTGCGAAAGTTTATTAATGGAAAGGAAACCGCCAAAATTGCCGACATTCCTGCGCAGTTCACACCCGCGCATGCACTTGCTGCATCTGTCCTTACGGATATCCGTGGTGGGGTTGTCGAACTCATCCGCCACCGCAGGACCGTTATACCCGCATTCATCTCCCCGGTAATCCCACATACAGGTGTTCGCCAGCATGATGCGACCGGGAAACAGCGCCCCATCCGTCTCGGTCGGTGTAGCCAGCACAAACGAGGCCGTCATGGCTGTCAGCTGCGACATCTGCTCCACCACCCAGCGGTCACTCAGCTCCTGCTCCGGGTCCGCCTCCGGATTGCCCGCAACGAAATTCACCGCATCCAGAAAACGGGCATACACCCGGCGGCGGACCACCGTGGCCCCCACCAGACTCTGCAGGTCTTCCGCCATCCCGGTGACCAGACCGAACAGATTGGACACCGTCAGCGACGGTCTGGCACTGCTGCCCTGCTCGCATCCTCAAGCGCCACGGCGGATGCAATATCCTCTGCCCGTTTTGCCGCTGTCTCAGCGCGCGTTGCTGCAGATTCCGCCGTACTTTTGCTCTGAGCTGCAGCCGTCGCACTACCAGCAGCCTCTGTCGCCTTCGTGGATGCCGTCGTGGCGCTACCCTTCGCTGCTGACGCCTGTCTGGTCGCCTCATCTTTTGAAGCAGACGCAGATGATGCCGATGACGCCTGTCTGGTCGCCTCATCTTTTGAAGCAGACGCAGATGATGCCGATGACGACGCCGAACTGGCTGACGATGCGGCAGCCGTTTTTGAGGATTCTGCGCTGGTTTCCGACGCTTTCGCGTTCGTTTCGGATGTCTTCGCTGCGGAAGCAGACCTCGCTGCTGCGCTGGCCTGTTCAGTGGCTTCGCCAGCCTTCGTTGTGGCTGTTGAAGCAGACGATGCGGCGCTTTCTGCCGATTTTCCGGCGGCGGTGGCACTGGCTGAGGCCTGCCCAAAGTCGACACACGGCTGTAAGCCACACCCGCCATCGCATACGCGCTGAACCATTCATTCACGCGTACAGACGGCCCCGCCATCACGCTGAACCAGCGGTTACGCACGGAATCTTCATGCCAGCGGGTATCGCTGTAGCGCGTTTTTTGCTCATCCTCAGCATTGGCATAACTGAAGGACGTAATCAGCCCCAGCGCGTCCGTAAACTCATAACGGTATTTCACGTTAATCCCGTTCAGATCATCACTACCGGGAACGTTCGTCGAGGCATGGAGATACCCCGCGCTCAGCGTGGACTGATGTTCTGCTGCACTCGCTGGCGTAGCAGCGGCGACCTGCCAGACTACTGCGGACAAAATAACAGCACATAATTTACGCATAATTACCTCTCGCTTTTCTGCAATAAAAAAGGCGCCATTTCTGGCGCCCGTATCTGGGTTATAAAATTCAGCTAATCGTGATGCCTGCAGTGGCTTTCTTCATCACCACAACCAGCAAATCGCTGATACTTGCTGTGGGATACCAGTTATTTACCAGCCATGCTGACACCGAAAACTCCAGTGTCATGTGACCGTGACCGGCAGGCATATCAATAACACCACTGTAAATCAGCGTATTATCCAGCGCGGTACGGTTATAAATTTCAGCACCGTTTTTCCGCACTATCAGACGGCATGAGGAGTAAATATCAGTATGCTCTTTCTCATGTTTAGCGCCGCTGAATGCCACCGCCGGAATAACAATCTGCCGGTCAAACGGCTGATCGTCATAAACCCTGACGGTAATGGTTCCTGATGGCCACCGCTCCGGTGCACGGGAGTCCCGGGGGAAAGCTTTGCCCACTGTTTTAACGAGATCGCCTTCAATCTGGTTCGCGGACAATTTTCCCAGAACCCGACAGTTCTCGTTAATCGTGACGTTGTTGAGCGTCCCGGAGTTCGCATTCACGTTACCGCTGATATCGGCATTTTTCGCCGTCAGCCGCCCGTCCGGTGTCAGGGAAAATGCCGGAGGATTACCGCCGCTGGTAATGGTGGGAGCCGTCAGATATTTCAGGAACACTTCATTCATAAATATCTGATCGCCCTGACCAACAAACATCGGCTTTGTGTTGCCATTCGCAGGATTAATCATCGCAATCCTGTCTGCCGCCAGCAGCACCTGACTCTGCATTCCTGCTGGCGTATTCTCAATACCGGCACCGATACCCGCAATATAAAGGCGTCCGTCCTGCATCTGCTGCAGTTTCACGGCCCACATGCTGTTCAGGTTATTATTTGTATCAACCTGAACTTTCTGTATCTGCTGGATTGCCGCACTCTGATTTTCCAGTTTTTTATTGACGGTCTGCGTGATTTCATTGCTGACATTCGTAATGGACGTCCTGATTTCAGCCAGGTCCGGCGCAAGCTGACCGTTATCAATCTGCGTCCACAGCTCCTGGGCCAGATGTGTTTTCCCGATTTCTCCTTTGAAAAAATCCAGGTAACCTTCCGCATCATCGCTCGCCCGACCGACAGCCTCCACGAATGCCGATTTGCCAACAGTATTCACACTGCGGATATAAAAATAATAATCATGGCCCGGTTTGATATTGATACTGGCAGCTATCCAGTACAGCGCCGAGCCAAGATAGCGGGCTGCGGTTTCAACCTGCCTGATATCCGCAATCCGCTTTTCCGAGAACCAGAACTCAAACTGTATGTGAAAATGTGAAGATATTCAGAATTTTTATGCCATTACCGGTTTTAACCAACAGGATTATCGGTGGGCATGAAAGAAAACCCCGGTATCTGCTGATACCGGGGTTTCTCTTTAGCATGGCAGAAATGTGTTTCATGCTTTTCGGGCGAAGGATATCCGACTTCTGTACGGAATGGCAAGTGGCGGTTAATTTATTCAGGGGAAGGCTGTATGGGAAAAGGTGGCGGTAAGGCACACACGCCTCGTGAGGCGAAGGATAATCTCAAATCCACGCAGATGATGAGTGTGATTGATGCGATTGGTGAGGGACCGATAGAAGGTCCGGTGAAGGGACTGCAGAGTATTCTGGTGAACAAAACCCCACTGACGGACACGGACGGCAATCCCGTGATACACGGTGTGACGGCGGTCTGGCGCGCCGGGGAGCAGGAGCAGACACCACCGGAAGGCTTTGAGTCCTCCGGAGCTGAAACCGGACTGGGCGTGGAAGTGACGAAGGCAAAACCGGTGACGCGCACCATTACGTCCGCGAACATTGACCGCCTGCGGGTTACCTTCGGGGTGCAGTCACTGGTGGAGACCACCTCAAAGGGTGACCGTAACCCGGCATCCGTCCGCCTGCTGATTCAGTTACAGCGTAACGGTAACTGGGTGACAGAAAAGGACGTCACCATTAACGGCAAGACCACCTCACAGTTCCTGGCCTCGGTGATTCTGGATAATCTGCCTCCCCGGCCCTTTAACATCCGGATGGTCAGGGAGACGGCGGACAGCACCACGGACCAGCTGCAGAATAAGACGCTGTGGTCGTCATACACCGAAATCATCGATGTGAAACAGTGCTACCCGAACACGGCCATTGTGGGGCTGCAGGTGGATGCGGAGCAGTTCGGCGGCCAGCAGATGACGGTGAACTACCATATCCGCGGTCGCATCATCCAGGTGCCGTCAAACTATGACCCGGAAAAACGCACGTAG